CTTAAAATTGAAGGTGATAAAGCTATATGGAAAAAGAATGGTCTAACATTTGAAAGTGAAATAGTTGATTTATCATTACCAAGAAGAGGTGGAAAAGCTTTTGATACAAGACCAGTAATAGAACATGGTATTACCTTCAATAATAAAAAATATAATATAGAAATAGGACTCACAGAAAAAGACACAGCTAGTGAAATGTTAGTAAATAGAAAAACAATGACTAAATTAAGAGTTGCGGTCAATCCAAATAGACGATATATCGTAAGTAATTATGCAGGTCAAGATGACGATTATAGTAGAGATTAAGTGTTAAGAACTGCTTAATTATAAATACTATTATTGAATATTCGTATTATGAAACATATTAACTAACTCAAAAAATAGAGGATAAAGCGATGGCATTTCAAGTATCACCTGGCGTCAGGATAAAAGAAGTTGACGCTACCAATGTTGTTCCAGCATCATCACTATCAATCGGTGGTTTTGTAGGAGCATTTAATTGGGGTCCGGTCGAGAAAGTCCGCCTGATAAGTTCGGAGAACAAATTAGCAGAGACTTTTTATCAACCAGACGACAATACTGCAAAATATTTTTTACCAGCAGCTGGATTTCTAAAGTATGGAAATTCACTGAAGGTCGTTCGTGTTGTTGATTCAACAGCTAAGAACGCACACTCAGAAGGTTCTGGTTCAAATTCACAAGGTGCAGTATTAGTAAAAAATAGTGACCACTATGAAACAGTCACATTTAATGCCGCTATCGAATGGGTAGCAAGATTCCCTGGAGTACTAGGGAATGGCTTAAGAGTAGAAGTATGTCCAGTATCTGGCAGTGATTCAGTATACAATGGTTGGGCTTATAAGGGTCAATTTGACTCTGCACCAGGCACAAGCGTTGGAGCTGCAGCAGCCGGAGTCACAGGAGATGAAATACACGTAGTTGTCTTAGACAAAGATGGATTAATTTCAGGTACACAAAATACAGTACTTGAAAGATACTCTCATGTATCACAATTATCAGATGTCAAAGACCCATCAGGTACATCTTTATTTTATAAAGACGTAATTAACAACGGTTCAAGTTGGATTAGATGGGCAAACCACGATAGTAATTTTACAAACGCTGGAAATTCATTATCTGCAGTAGGAAGTGGAAGCACAGTCGATTCACACGCATCAGTTCTAGTTTACGAATTTGCTGATGGTGTCGATGGAAACTTAAAAGTAGAAGGTTCTGTAGATCAAAATGCAGTACGATCAGCTTTAGCAACAGGTTATGATTTCTTTAACGACAGTAATGTCGAAGAAGTTAGTCTATTATTTGCGGCTCCAGATTTTGATGGATCCAATGTAGTAGCTAATGATATAATCGCAATTGCAACAGCAAGAAAAGATTGTATGGCTTTTGTATCACCTCCAGTAGCTGACACACAAAACGCATCTACACCAGTAGATAACGTTATAGCATTTGCAAATGGATTAACAGATAGTTCTTATGGCTTCTGTGATTCAGGTGCTCTTTATGTGTACGATAAGTACAACGATACATTTAGATATATCGGAGCATCAGGTCACATGGCAGGACTATGTGCTAACACAGATAATGTTGCAGATTCTTGGTTCAGTCCAGCAGGATTGAATAGAGGATCACTCTTAGGCGTAGCAAAACTTGCACACAACCCAGATTCAGCTGGAAGAGATTCACTTTATAAGGCAAGAGTTAACCCTATAGTAGCAATGCCGGGTCAAGGCATATTACTATTTGGTGATAAAACTCTCTTAAAAAGACCTTCAGCATTCGATCGCATTAATGTAAGGAGATTGTTTATAGCACTAGAAAAATCAATTAGTACAGCTGCGAAAGCACAACTATTTGAATTCAATGACGAATTCACAAGAGCTCAATTTAGAAATTTAGTTGAGCCTTTCTTGCGAGACGTAAAAGGAAGAAGAGGACTCACAGACTTTAATGTAGTATGTGATGAAAGTAATAACACTTCTCAAATAATAGATAGCAACCAATTTGTAGCAGATATTTTTATCAAGCCTGCAAGAAGTATTAACTTCATAACACTATCATTTATTGCAACGAGAAGTAATGTAGAATTCAGCGAAATCGCTGGATCAGTATAATTTAAGGAGATAACTAATGGCAATTTTAGGCGTAGACGATTTTAAAGCTAAACTCGTAGGCGGTGGCGCAAGAGGTAATCTTTTTAAAGTCACTTTAAACTTTCCAGCTTATGCAGAGGGAGATGTAGAATTATCTTCATTCATGTGTAAAGCTTCACAGCTTCCTGGATCCACTGTTGCTAAAATTGAAGTACCTTTTAGAGGTCGACAATTAGCATTAGCTGGAGATAGAACATTCGAAGATTGGACCGTTACAATTATTAACGATACAGGATTCGAAGTACGTGACGCAATGGAAAGATGGATGGATGGTATAGCCGGTCATTCTGTCAACACTGGTTTAACAAACCCATCAGATTATAAAGCTGATGGTGTAGTTGAGCAGTTAGATAAAGATGGCTCAGTCATAAAAAAATATGACTTTAGAGGTGTAGTACCAAACTCTGTCGCAGCAATAGATGTTGCTTACGATGCAGCTTCCATTGAAGAATTTACATGTACATTTGGCTACGATTATTGGGAGTCAAATACAACTTCTTAATGGTATATAAATATATTAGAGGGGTGGGTAACCGCCCCAATAATATGAGATTTTAATATGGCAGACGAAAACAATTATTTAGAAGAACAAAAAGGAAACGTTGACGATAAAGGTTTTTCGCTTTTCGGATTTGAAATCCGCAGAAAATCAAACAAAAAACCTTTAAGACCTTCATTCGTTCCAAAAACAGAAGAAGATGGCGCTGGTATTATTACTACTGGTGGACATTTTGGTGCTTATTTAGATGTCGATGGCGATAAAGCTAAGACTGAAATTGATTTAATATATAAGTATCGTGATATCGCAACTCAGCCAGAATGTGATGCTGCAGTTGAAGATATCGTAAATGAATCAATTGTAGGTGATGCAGAGTCAGCACCCATTTCAATTGTTTTAGATGAATTAGAACAACCAGATAAAATTAAAGAATCTATAAGATATGAGTTTGAGCATGTAATCAGACTTTTAAACTTCAATCAATACGCACATGATATATTCAGAAAGTGGTATGTAGATGGAAGATTACCATATCATATTATTATAGATCAAGATAAACCCGCTGGTGGTATCAAAGAATTACGATATATTGACCCGACTAAATTGAGAAAGGTTAAAGAAGTCGAAGAAGATACAGACCCTAAGACTGGTGCAAAGATAGTTAAAAAGATAGACGAATTCTTTTTATATCAAGATAACCAAATGGGTAAATACAATCAAGGTGTGAAGATATACCCAGATTCAATAGCATATTGTACATCTGGTGTGATGGATCCACAAAGAAAAAGAATATTATCATACTTGCAAAAAGCTGTCAAACCAGTGAATCAGCTGAGAATGATGGAAGACTCTCTTGTTATTTACAGAATAAGTAGAGCACCAGAAAGAAGAATATTTTATATTGATGTAGGTAATTTACCTAAAGGTAAAGCTGAAGAATATCTAAAGGGTATTATGAATCAGTATAGAAATAAGTTAGTATATGATGCTAAGTCTGGTGAAGTAAAAGATGATAAGAAACACATGTCTATGTTGGAAGATTTTTTCTTACCACGTAGAGAAGGTGGAAGAGGTACTGAGATTTCAACACTAAGTGGTGGTGAAAACTTAGGGCAAATAGATGATATTTTATATTTCCAGAAAAAACTATATCGAGCATTAAATGTTCCGATCAATAGATTAGAACAAGAAGCTCAATTTAGTTTAGGAAGAACTAGTGAAATAACCCGTGATGAAGTTAAATTTAAGAAATTCATTGATAGGTTAAGAAAAAGATTTTCAGATATTTTTATGCAATTACTGAAAACTCAGCTATTACTGAAAGGTGTGATTGGTGCTGAAGATTGGAAAAGCATGAAAGAAAAGATTACCTTTGATTATATCGAAGATAATTACTTTTCAGAGTTGAAAGAATCAGAAATGATACGTGAAAGATTTGAAATGATGAGCACATTAGACGAATATATTGGTACATATGTATCAAATGCATGGGTAAGAAAACATGTATTGAGATTTAACGAAGATGAAATCGAAGCAATACAAAAAGAAATCGATGCAGAGAAAAAGGCTGGTGATACATACGAGCCTGATCCAGATGACCCAAGATTCGGCTAAGTTGAATTATAAAATTTTATAAATAATAGGTAAAGGAAAGAATTATGAGTATAGAGAATTTAGTGAATAATCTGAAAGATGGTAATAACGTAGAAGCCGAAAAGAGTTTTAAAACAGTAATGGCTTCAAAACTAAATGATGCCTTAGATGCTAAGAAAGTAGAATTAGCAGGGTCTATGGCAAAACAAAAAACCGAAGAAAAATGAAACTAATTACAGAACACATAGATCAAGAGTTAGAAATCATATGTGAGGCTAAGAAAAATGGTGAGAAAAACTATTTTATCGAAGGCGTCTTTATGCAAGCTAACCAAAAGAACAAAAATGGTCGTATATACGAAAAGAAAGTTTTAGAAAAAGCTGTCGATAAATATGTGACCGAACAAGTTAAAACTGGGAGAGCAGTTGGGGAACTAAACCATCCGGAGGGTCCAACTGTTAACCTAGATAAAGTTTCGCACAAAATCAATTCACTCGATTTTAGAGGGAATGATGTTGTAGGAAAAGCATCAATACTTAAAACCCCTATGGGTAAGATCGTCGAAGGTCTACTTGAAGGTGGAGTTAAGCTTGGTGTATCAAGTCGTGGTATGGGAAGTCTTGTTCAAAAGAATGGTACCCAACATGTAGGTA